ATCTCGGCAGCCGTTACAGCGCGTACTCGACTGCGCTTCAGTCTGGCTTTATGAGCATCAACGACGTGCGCCGCCTTGAGGACTTCCGGCAGGTTGAGGGTGGCGACTCGTATCGCGTCCCGTTGGCGAACGTGAACGTGGAGGCCGCGAACATCACGGAAACGAACACTCGCGTAATGATGTTGGCTCGCCTGGTGCAGATGGGCTTTGATCCAGCAGAGTCGCTTGATGCTGTTGGGTTGCCGCCCATTGAGCACACGGGCTTGCCGAGTGTTCAGTTGCAGCAGCCCGCGACGTTGAATCCTGAAGATCCCGAAGAGGCTTACCCTGTGCGGGCCGATGTGGGGCCGCAGGAGTTCGCTGACGCGGTGAGCTCGGCGATTGGTTCGATGCAGCCGCCCGTTGTGAACGTGCAGGTGCCTGAGCCGCAGGCGCGGTCACGGAAGATCAAGCGTGACGAGGACGGCAACATCACAGAGATCGTGGAGGGTTAGGTCATGGGTTTATCAACAGCGGGCTTGAACTTGCAGGTCGCTGGTTTGACTGGCGCTGCGAGTCACGTCAGCCTGCACACGGCGAGCCCTGGGAGTGACGGCAGCAACGAGGTCACGGGTGGTTCGTATGCTCGGAAGGCGACGAGTTGGGCTGCGGCGTCAAGTGGCAGCGTGGCGACCAACGCCAACATTGTTTTTGATGTTCCATCGAGCACGACCATCACACACCTCGGCTATTGGTCGGCGTCGTCTGGCGGCACGTTCTACGGTTGGCGTGCGTTGAACGCATCGCAGACTTTCTCCTCCGCAGGGACTTACACGATCGCGTCAGGGAACTTGACTGAAACCGTGTCCTAATGGCTGGCCTGTTCACGCTTGACAGCGAGTCCCTGGGTGTTCTTGACACGAACGTGCTGGGTGGCTTGGGCACAGGGTTCGTTACGGGCTCGACTACGAGCAGCGGAAGCGTCACGGGAACGCTCGGTCATTCTGGATCGGTCGCGGGGTTGAGCTCTAGCAGCGGCACCGTCACGGGCACGAGCAGCAGCGGTAACGAGCCGCGTGGCTACCCGTACCGGAAGCGGCAGAAAGCGCCCGCGTTCTCTGGATCTGTCGCGGGGTCGAGCACGAGCAGCGGCAGCGTGTCGGGGCGCGTGGAGTTCGGTGGGCAAGTTCGCGGCATCTGTGTCGCGTCTGGATCTGGTGACGGTCACGCGAGGCTGATCGTGAAGCCCGTCGCCTTCCACGCTGAAGGGTTCGTGAACGGTGACTTGTCTGACGCGCGGAAACGCCAGATGAAGGATGAGCGTGAACTTGAGTTGATTGGTGCTTGGTAGGGAGCAAGGCATGACTATGACGCAGGCGCTTTACACTTTGAGCAATACGACGGCGACTGAGATTGTCTCGCCTTCTGTTGAGCCGCAGTTCGTGACGCTGCACAACATGACCAAAAGCAGCAATGAGTACGTCCACTACGGCAACGCCAGCGTCACCCTGCTCAACTCGCCGCACTTAGACCCTGGCGAGACTTTAGCGTTGACCTTGCTCAGCGGTGAGAGCCTGCACGCGATGAGCGACCCTGATGGGCTTGATGTTGGTGTTCTAGTGCAGAAGCAAGACTGATGCCTTATTTCATTACGGACGACGCTTACGGTTGCAGCGGCTGGGCTGTCACCAAGAGTGACGGCGATGTTCTTGGCTGTCACACAACCAAGCAGGCAGCTATCGACCAGATGGTTGCGATGTCCATGGCTGAAGATATTGAGCCAGGTGGTGAACGCAACTATGGAGCGAGCACGCCAGCGCCCAAGAAAGATCAGGTCGGGCGACCACAGAACAAGGCGTACACCAGCGACAATGATCTGCTGCACCCCGATCATCCGCGTTACAGCGGCGGGCGCAGCCTGCGAGCAGTCACGGTTCCTCAGTACGTTCAAGACGCTGCCAGTCGCGGGCTTGAGTTGCGTCGTCAGGGTCACGGTGGCGACGGCCTGACCGAGGGCACCATCCGCGATGCGCGACTCATGGCGCGTGGAGAGATGAGCGACGATAAGGCGGTTCGGGCGAACGCTTGGGCTGCTCGTCACGCCGTTGACTTAGAAGCGCCCAAGAACAGCGACCCCGATCACCCTGAGTGGCCTGGCGCTGGCGCGGTCGCTCACTACTTGTGGGGGATCAACCCCCTCGACCCTGAGCCTGCCCGCAGGTTCTACGAATCGCAGGCAGACAAGATCAAAGACGAAAGAGGCACCATGGAAACCGTTGAGACTCGACAGATGCAGGTTCACGATCTGGAGCTGCGTCAAAAAGGATCAAGCAACACCTTCAAGGGTTACGCCGCTGTGTTCAACAGCGACAGCGAGCCGCTGCCTTTCATTGAGCAGATCCGGCCAGGCGCGTTCAAGCGCACCCTTGAGAGCCGCAACCAGATCAAAATGTTCGTCAACCATGACGACACGATGGTGCTCGCCACGACGAGGGCTGGCACGTTGAGGCTCGGTGAGGATGATCGCGGCCTGAGCGTTGAGGCTGATATGCCTGAGACGACTTACAGCAAAGACCTCGCCGTGTTGATGAAGCGCGGCGACGTTGACTCAATGAGTTTTGGTTTCCATGTTCCGTCGGGAACAGATGAATGGAGCGCCGACGGTCAGCGCCGCTACCTCAACGAGATCGCCCTTCATGAGGTCAGCGTCGTGACTGGCTTCCCAGCGTATGAGGCGACTAGCGCGACTGTTCGCAAGGCGCAGATCCTCGCGCAGCGCACACAGACAGACGCGGAGGCGTTGGCTGACGCGCTGACCGCGTTGGAGGCTGGGAAAGAGTTGAACGACGATCAGGCCGAGTTGCTGGTTGACGTGGTTGAGCGTCAGCGAGTGAACGCGCCTGAACCGGAGACAGACTCGCTGGATCTTCTGCGTGACAAGTTGGAGTTGCTTGGGAAGTTCTAGTTAGTTCGGGGGTGCATTGGTGCGCCTGCGCGTAAGGCCCCACGAGGGAAACGCGCAGCACGTCGGTTCGATTCCGACCACCTCCACCACGCTGAGTCGCGGAGCCGCGCTCGGTGTTTCCGATAGCGGAGCCGCGTCGGTGTATGTCCTGCGATTCAATCCAAACAAGATAGGAGTCCAGAAATGGATTACATCAAGCACCTGCGCGAGGAGCGCGTGGCTGCCTACGAAAAGGCCAAGGAAATCCTTGACCGCGCAGGCTCTGAGGCACGCAACCTTGACGCTGAAGAACGGCAGAGCGTTGATCGTGCGTTCGCCGATATGGACGACCTGAAGGCCCGCGAGAGCGACTTCCGCAGCCTTCAAGACCGCGAGCAGGAGATTGAGGCGGTGACTGAGGCTCACGTTGAGGCTCGCACCGTGTCGGCTCCCGTCGTGGAAGCACCGATGGATGACAATGAACTGATCCGCAGCCTCGCTCGTGGCGAGCGTCGCAGCGTCATGTTCGAGCGTCGCGATATCACTAAGGGTTCAACAGGCGCACCCGTTCCGACCTCCTTCTTCGATCAGGTCGTGAATGTCGCCACATCGGTCGGCCCCATGCTGCGCACCTCCACCATCCTGAACACGCAGAGTGGTGAGGATCTGGAGATCCCAGCCATGACCGCCTACTCCACCGCCGCGCTCGTCGCGGAGGCTGGCTCAATCGGCGAGTCCGATCCCACGTTGGCAACAACGACCCTGGGCGCGTTCAAGTATGCGTTCCTGGTTCAGGTTTCCAGCGAACTGCTTGAGGATGCCCACGTCAACATGACCGATCTCCTGGCGACTAACTGTGGTCAGGCAATCGGCGTGAAGGTCAACAGCGAGCTGACCGTCGGCGACGGTTCCTCCAAGCCCAACGGCATCGTGACGGCTGCGTCCGCTGGCGTGACCGGCGGCACCGGCGTGACCGGAAAGTTCACCTACGAGAACCTGGTGGATCTCGTTTACGCCGCTGACCCTGCTGCGCGTGCGCTGCCAGGGTTCGGCTTGATGCTTGCGACTTCCGCTGTGGTGGATGCTCGTTTGCTTCAGGATGGTGCGAGCCAGTACATCTTCGCGCCTTCCGCGTCGGACGCGACACCGGACACCCTGCTCGGGTTCCCGCTGATCGAGAACAACGCCATGGCCGCTGTCGGCCTCGGCGCGGTCAGCGCCCTCGCGGGTCACTTCCCGTCGTACTACGTGCGGCAGGCCGGTGGCATCCGCATGGAGCGTTCGGACGACTACGCCTTCGCAAACGGGCTGGTCACGTTCCGCTGCTCGCTGCGGGTTGACGGCGACTTGCCGCAAACCTCGCACGTCAAGAAGTTCACGGGCGGCGCCTCCTAATCAGGAGAACACAAGCGTGATGGGGGGGCGGGCATCGCAGGACTCGCCCCCCCATCACACCCCACAAACACTGAGGGAGAACGCATGACGCTGTACGCATCCGTGGCAGAAGTGAAAGCCGCGCTGCACATCACCGACACGGTAGATGACTCCCTCATCACAATGGCCGCCACGAGCGCGAGCGCACTCATTGAGGGGTTCTGCGGCAGGCGGTTCGACTCAGCAAGCGCCACCAGGTATTTCACCGCTGACAACGCTTACGTCCTCCAGGTAGATGATCTCGTCACCGTCACGAGCATCGCCACCAGCAGCCAGTCGGATGGAACGTATGACGTGACCTGGGCTGCCACCGACTACCAGCTCGAACCCTTGAACGGTTACGCCGACGGGTTGAGTTTCCCAACGACGCGCATCCGCGCGATTGACCGTTACCTGTGGCCTGCGTCAACGAGTATCGGTGGGCTTGAGGCTGACGTGAAGATTGTCGGCACTTGGGGGTTCTCAGCGGTTCCTAGTCAGGTGAATCAGGCAGCGGTGATCCAGTCCATGAGGATCTTCAAGCGGCTTGACTCGCCTCTCGGTGTTGCAGGGTTCGGTGACTTCGGGGCGATGCGAGTGAGCAAAGGACTCGACCCCGACGTTGCGCAACTCGTCGCCCCGTACGTTCGCCACGTCGGTGTGGCATGACAACGCTCAGCGCGTTGCGATCCGGCATCGCCACGAACCTCGCAACCATCAGCGGGCTACGCACTTCCGCAACAGTTCCCGATGACGTGAATCCTCCCATCGCCGTGGTTGCCCCCCAGGGCATCACGTTTGACACTGCGTTCGGTCGCGGCCTCGACACTTACGAGTTCAACGTTCTCGTGATCGTGGGCCGCGTTGATGAGCGCAGCGCCCAAAACAAGCTTGACGGTTTCTGTAACCCAACAGGGTCGTCAAGTATCAAGACCGCGCTAGAGAGTGACAAGACTCTTGGCGGGGAAGCACAAAACCTGCGATGCACAGAGATGCGAAACTACAGCAGCCTTCCGGTAGGTGAACTGACTTACCTGGCTGCTGAGTTCGCGGTCACCGTTTACGCAACCTAAGAAAGAAGGCAACTCTCATGGCAAAGTTCGTCGCCACGGATTACAACATCACCATCGGCGGCTCCGATTTCAGTTCATCCATCGCATCTGCTGAGCTCAGCATTGAGGTTGATGACGTTGAAACGACGGCGTTTGGTGATTCCTCCCGCACTCGCGTTGGTGGATTAAAGACTGGAACACTCACGCTGGACTTCCATCAGGATTTCGGTTCTTCCAGTATTGACGCGACGCTTGAGCCGCTGATCGGCACGAGCGCGGCTATCGTCATCAAGCCGACGAGCGCGGTTACTGGTGCAACCAACCCGACCTACTCGTTCAACTGCCTCGTCACCCAATACTCGCCGTTCGCTTCTAGCGTCGGCGACCTGGCGACCTTGAGTGTCACCTGGCCGGTTACGGGCGACATCACTCGCGCTGAGTCGTAAGAGAGTCAGGTTCCTGCGATGAATAAGGTTGCCTTGCACGTTGACTTGAGCGACGGGTCGGGCGTGGACGTTGAAGCGACCACGCCTGACCTGATCGCCTTTGAGCGCAAGTTCGATAAGTCGTTCGCTGCGTTCGCGGATGATCTGCGGTTGGAATACATCGTCTGGCTGGCGTGGCACGCATTGAAGCGCACCACGCAAGTCAGCGTTGAGTTTGATCCGTGGACTGAAACCGTGGACGGCGTGACGGTGAAGGCGGTAGCAGATCCGCGCCCTTTGGAGAGCAGTCAGCCCACTGGTTGATCGCGCACCTGTCCTACGAGTGGAAGGTCGCGCCCAGCCAGCTGGTTGACGAGTCTCCAAGAATGTTGGCGACCATGAGCAGGTATCTGCGTTGGCGTGCGAGTGAATACAGGAAGGCGGCGAGCAGGTGACCGTTGGTTTCAAGCTTGAGGTCGTTGGTGACGCTCGCAAACTCGATCAGATCCAGATGTTCGACAAGGAACTGTTCAAGGAGATTCAAGGCGAGATCAGGGAAGCGACCAAAGACATTGAGAGAGATTCTCGTGCTGCCTACCCTGCCACGGCTTTGCGGAACTGGGGGCCGTGGATTGCGAAAGATACTGGACGCAATCTGGCGTATGACGGGGGAAACGCGAGAGCAGGTGTCAAAACATCTGTGAGGTCGAGGCGTCGCGGCAGGAACTTCAGACAGATCACCGCCCTTGTTTTCAACAAGTATCCAGGGCCAGCGATCTATGGGCTCGCTGGATCTCGCAACGAAACAAAGCATCATTTCAACACGATTATCAACGATAAGCGTGGCGGCAGCGTGAGCACTCGTGGAACTGGCTTCTGGCCCCGCGCTCTCGGCCCCGCCAGAAACACGAACGTGGAAAAGGCGCGACGCGAGGTAGCTCGCGCTGTTGAACGTGGCATCGCGAAAGCCAACCGGAATGTTAGTTAGGAGGTAGTCGTGGCGAGGAAAAGTGGAATCAACGTCAAGATTGACGGCGACTACAACAACGCTGACATCAAGAAAGCTATGCGCGACCTTGATCGACTGAAAACAGAATCAAAGGAAACGCAAAACAAGTTCGGCGCTATGTCTCGCGGCATGAAACTCGCGGGCGTCGCCATAGCTGCCGCCGCCGCTGGCGCTGCCGTTGGTGTGACTCGTTTCGCCGCGCAGAGCGTCGGCGCTGCGAGCGACCTCGATGAGTCGTTGTCCAAGACTCGCACCGTGTTCGGTGACGCGAGTGACGCGGTTGAGAAGTTCGCGCAGGACGCCGCCACGAACCTGGGCTTGAGTGAGCAGGCCGCGCTTGAAGCGACAAGCACGTTCGGCAACCTTTTCACCGCCATGGGCATCAACACCGGCAAGGCTTCCAGCCTGTCCCAAGAGATTGTTCAACTCGCTGCCGATCTCGCCTCATTCAACAACATTGAGGTTGAGGAAGCCATTCTCGCCCTGCGCAGCGGGCTGGTTGGCGAGACTGAACCGTTGCGTCGCTTGGGCGTGAACTTGAGCGCGGCACGCATCAACGCCGAGGCGTTGTCGAGTGGGCTCGCGGAAACCAAGGGTCAGATTGACGCTGCCGCGAAAGCGCAGGCCGCGTTCGCTCTGATCATGGATGACACGGCGACGGCGCAGGGTGACTTCGCTCGGACGAGTGATGGACTGGCGAACACGACGCGGACGTTGCAGGCCGCTGTTGATGACGCGAAAGCGAGCATCGGTGTTGGTTTCGTCAACGCGATCCTCGCTGTCACGGATGCTGCTGGTGGGCCGCAAGGCGCAGCCGACTCGATTCGCTCTCTTGGCGATCAGATCGGCTTGTTCATTGAGGGCGTGGCGCTCGCTGGGAAAGAGACAGGAACGTTCTCGCTGGACTTGGGTTCAGCGGAGAAAGGCATTGACAGCGCCGCTGATGCGTTTGAGGACGCTGGCGGCGGTGTTCGTGGGTTCATGGCCGCTATTGGGGATCAACGATCTGCCTCCTCAATCGGGATTCTTGTGACTGCTGTGCAGGCGCAGGCCGAGGCTGCTCGTCGCGCTGCGGCAGCCACAGAGGCTATGGCGAGGGTTCAACGTGGTGCGGTCAGGCCAGCCGATCACTTGTCATCGAGCCTGAGTGTTCTGCGTGGTCAGACCGACGCTGCCGCAGACGCAGCCCGCAGATTCGCGGAGGAGACTGGCACGCAGTTGTTCCAGGTGCAGGCCGCGAATAAGTATTACCGTGACGCGGGTGTCCGGTTGAAGCGACTCGCTGACGATGAGGAAGCGGCAGCGGACGCCGCTGACAATCTGGGTCGTTCTGCCGGTAGTGCTGGCAGCGCGTTCGCCAGTCTCGCTGATCGGATTGAGGATGCTCGTGGTCGCGCCATTGAAGGCATCAAGAACACTCGCGCTGGGTTGAAGGAAGAACTAGAAAAAGCACAAGCAGACTTTGACAACTTCAGCCTGAATGTTCAGAACGCGATCATGGGCGCACTCAACTTTGAGGCTGCTGCTCCTGAGTTTGATGAGCAGGGCAACCTCGTTGGTGGGACGTTCCTTGATGGGTTGAAGGCGCAGGCTGAAAGGGCACAAGAGTTTGCGAAACTTCTAAGCCATAACCTGATCCAGTCGTTGAGTCCTGAAGCGTTTGCGGAAGTGTTCACCGTTTCAACCGCAAAAGGTATTGCGATCATGGAGGAGTTGATCGCTGGTGGAAAAGGTGCGATTGACGACACCAATGATTTCGTCAATGCAACAAAGGCTGCCGCTGAGAAAGTTGCTGAGCAGTCAGCGTTGACGTTCAAGCAAACGGGTATCACGGAAGCCCACGCATTACTTGTAGGCTTCCATGAACAGATGGGGCCAGGTGGTGAGGGTCGCAAAGAACTGATGAAGATCATGGATGACCTCGCCAAGAAAGCGGCGCGCCAGGTCATCATTGACGTGAAGGTGACCAAGCACGTCACCGAGGTCGTCAAGGAGATCAACACAAGAATCACCAAGCCAAGGGCTCTCGGTGGCCCCGTGGACGCTGGCAGCCCATTCCTCGTCGGTGAACGTGGCCCAGAACTATTCGTGCCAAACATCAACGGCATGATCGTCCCAAACAACGAGCTCAGGCCAAGCGGCGGCCAAGTCATCAACTTGACCGTGAACGCTGGCATGGGCACCGACTCGCGGCAAGTCAGCAAGCAGATCGTTGACGCGCTCAAGCATTACCAACGCAGCAACGGGCCGCTGCCCCTGAAGGTCGCAGGATGACCACCAAGGTCATCTTCGCCTTTGATCAGGACGCTGGTGGGGTCACCAACTTCTTCGAGCTCGACAGCGCGGTCAAAGGCAAACTGGACAACACGACCTACACCCTCGGTGGAGCGTTCAGCCTCGTTGATGTGACCAGCGATGTTCGCAGTCTCACGATCAGTCGTGGCCGGTCACGACTCTTGGACAAGATTGAGTCCGCGACCGCTGAGATCCTGCTGGACAACCGCGCCAGGCTCTACGACCCGCTGACCGGCGGTGGCGCGTCCTTCCCGTACGCGAGCAGCATCGTTCCACGGAAGAACGTTCAAGTGACCGTGAACGACCGGCCCGTGTTCAGCGGACTGGTTGATGCGTGGGACATTGACTATGAGATAAACAAGGACTCGACCAGTCGGGCCGTGTGCGCTGACGGGTTCATCACCCTCGCCGAGACTGACGTGAGCACTAGCGCGAAAACAGCGCAAACATCTGGTGCCCGCATTGAAGCGTTACTGACTGAGGCGGGCTGGCCGTCCAGCAAGAGGGATATCGCGACGGGTCAAGTGACGTTGCAGGCTGACACGCCTGACGCTGACACGAACCTGCTTGAGTACGCCAGCCGCGTCAAGAGCACAGAGTTCGGTTCCCTGTTCATGAGTCGTGAAGGCTTGGCGACATTCCAAGACCGGCAACAGACGCAGAACTTCGGCACGTTCACGGTTCTCGGATCTGGTGGGATTCCAATCAGCGCGGTGCAGATCGAGAACGGCACCGATGATTTGCATAACGTGATCCGGTTGCAGCGGGTCGGCGGGACTGAGGTTGAGCGCAGCGACGCCACCAGCAAGACCACGTTCGGGATCAGCGAGCTCACCGCCTCCAAGTTGCTGTTCGATGATGACGTTGAGGTAGCCGACCTCGCTGACTATCTGCTCGCTCGGTTCAAGGATGCGACGTTCAGCATCAACCAGGTCGTGATCGTGATGGACGGGTTGAGTGAGGCGCAGCAGAACACTGTCGCTGAGTTGGAGATCAACGCGCCGGTTCAGGTTTCGTTCGCGCCCGCTGTCGGCCCAGCTGTGACGCAGTTCGCCACGATTGACCGGATCGCTCACGCTTTCGTCCCTGGTGAGCATGTGGTGACGTTCTCAATGAGTGAAGCCAAGCCGTCGTTCATCTTGAATGACACGACGTTCGGTGAGCTTGACGATGACCGACTCGGATTCTAGGAGGTAACGGTGGCTGGTGCCGGTTTCAAGACGTTCGCGAGTGGTGACGTGCTCACCGCAGCGGATGTGAACACTTACATCATGCAGCAGCAGGTCATGGTGTTCGCGTCGAGTTCCGCTAGGGATACGGCGATCACAAGCCCGAGCGAAGGCATGTTTGCTTTTCTTAAAGATGATGATTCGCTGGTCTACTACGACGGCTCTAGTTGGGAGACACTCTAATGCCCGCAGGTGGATTCAAGACATTCAACGCCGGTGACGTGCTCACGGCGGCTGACACGAACGATTACTTGATGCAGGGTATCGCTGTGTTTGCTGACGCGACTGCGCGTGACGCGGCGATCACTTCACCTGTCGAGGGTCAGGCTTGCTACCGCAGCGATGACGACAAGTTGGAGATTTACGACGGGAGCGCGTGGACTGAGGTTAGTGGTGCGCTCGGTGGCGCGGCGATTAGTGACACTCCGACGGGGAGCTACTCGTCTGGTGGGGTGACCTATGACTATTGGGAGTTCGATGCGTCGTCATCCATAAGTGTTTCGCAGGCGGGGCTGGCTGATGTGCTTGCTGTCGCTGGAGGCGGCGGCGGTGGCGATGGAGGAACGGGCGGGTACTTTGCCGGTGGCGGCGGCGGGGGCGGCATGTTAGTTGCGTCTAACTCCTACTTGACGGCTGGAAACCAAACGATCATTGTTGGTGCTGGTGGCGCAGCAGCAAATGACTATGGCGGTTTAGGTAATCAAGGTTCTGAATCTCGCGTTGGCACTTACTACGCAATCGGTGGTGGTGGTGGCGGTCAAAATGGAGCGACCTCCCCAACAGTAGCCCCCAAAGGCGGGTCAGGCGGTGGCGCAGGCGCAGCAAGAACCGGAGGTTCTGCTGTTTCGGGTCAGGGCAATGACGGCGGTGACGCTGGCTCATCTACCTCAAACGGCGGTGGAGGAGGTGGAGGCGCTGGTGCTGCTGGAGGAACCACCTCATCGAATGTTGGCGGCGATGGCGGCGATGGTTTAGCAAACTCATTTACCGGATCATCAGTTACATACGCTGGTGGTGGCGGCGGTGGAACAGCAACAACCTCATCGGCCTCTGGAGGTTCTGGCGGCGGTGGGGCTGGTGGTTACTTGGGTGGAGCCGGTACTGCTGGAACTGTAAATACCGGCGGTGGTGGTGGAGCATCTACGACCGCAGCAGCAGGAGCAGGCGGTAGCGGCAAGGTTGTCATCCGTGTAGCGCGTCCGTACACCCCTGTCGCTGGTTTCGCTTCTATCGGTAACACGGCCACGGGGTCGTACAGTTCCGGTGGCGCAACATATTCGTATTTTGAGTTCACGGCGAGTGGCACGCTGACTGTAAATGTGGCTGGCTACGTCGATGCGCTCATCGTGGGCTCTGGGGGAGGCGGCGGTCGCGGCAACAACAGCAACACGGGTGCCGGCGGCGGGGGCGCTGGAAGTTACCTTGATGTAACTAACGCATATGTTGCGGCTGGCTCGCACACGGTTGTTATTGGCGCTGGTGGTGCAGCAGCCGGAACAAATGATTTCGCATCAAACAATGGTGAGGCGAGCCGGTTAGGTTCTTATTACGCTCCCGGCGGCGGTTTCGGTATTTCTTATCAAGGGGCCGCTGGTGGGAATGGCGGTAGCGGCGGCGGCGGCGGGTGTTTGGGCAATACGACCGTTCTAAATGGTGGAACCGGAACAAGCGGAACCGGAAATAACGGGGGAAACGCACACGGATCAGTATCAAGTAATCAACAAGCCGGTGGTGGCGGTGGTGGCGCAGGTGCGGCTGGCGCTAATGCGTCAGCCAACACGGCAGGAAATGGTGGTGTTGGTCTTGGGAGCAGCATCACAGGGAGTTCCGTAACACGCGCCGCCGGTGGCGGGGGTTGCACGCCAGTAAGTGGGACACAGGGAACGGGTGGCTCTGGTGGCGGTGGTGACGGTGGTGGATCACCTACAAGTGGTTCCGTGAATACGGGGTCAGGCGGCGGCGCTGGCAACGGCGTGACACCCGGCTCTGGTGGCAGCGGTGTCGTGATCGTGCGAGTGAGGACAGCGTAAATGAGTAAGCAACTAAGCGGAGGTCAGTAATGGCACATGCAGCACGCATAGAAGACGGCATCGTCCGTGAAGTCATCGTCGTACCAAACGACCTCGACGAGACAGAGAGCGACGAGGCGATTGAGGCGTACATTCACGGCATCGGCTTGACCGGAACGTGGATCCGCACCTCGTACAACAACAACATAAGAGGCCGGTACGCCGGCATCGGGTTCACCTACGACGCTGAACTTGACGAGTTCGTAGCGCCGGAAGCACCAGCGGAGGACGAGGCCCCATGAGCGCAGCCGAGGTGATCGGCATATCGGTCGGCCTGTTCGCCATACTCAGCGCGATAGCCGCCGGCCTACTGTGGGTCATCAAGGCTCAGATCAGCATGAGCCGCGAGTTCAAGCCAAACGGCGGAGCGAGCACGCGGGACAGCCTCAACCGGATCGAAACGGACGTGCGCGAGATTCGCGGCAAAGTGGACGATCACATTGACTGGCACATGGATCACAAGTAACAGCACACGCAAGCAACCCCCGCCAGGTGCGGGGGTTTATTC